TTTTTATAAGCTACGTCAATTCCTTGAAACGCGTCGACAAGTTCTTGTCCACGTTCTTGGAAGTCAGGGTAACGCTCCTGGGCGGGACCTAGCTTCTGTTCCCATGACTTTGCGAGTTCAGTCTTGGCAGTCTCCTGCTGGCGCTGAGCCTCGGCTTCTGCGTCCTGTCGCTTAGCTGCTTCCCTCTCTTGGTTGAGAGTAAAGCGCGTCAGGTCGCGGATGTACTGAGGATCGAACTCACCAAGCGGATACTTCTCAGAACCGTCTTCGTTTGTGTCGTCAGGGGTTGGGCCTACCGGCTCTTCGACTACCGTCGGAGTTGCGGGTGTTGGCTCGGCTTTCTGTTCGAGCTTCGTAAGGGCGATATTGAGGAGACGTTCGGTCTCTCGATACTTCTTATTAAGCTCTTCGATACGTTCCTGGGCTCGATTACGACGAGGCTTCTTGTCTGGTTCGGGATCGGAGTCGTTGCCGTCCTCTCCTTCACCGTCCTCGGCGTCGTCTTCGTCGGTCTCAGTATCGAGGGTATCGCTATCCTCGGGATGAGTATCTTTTTCTTCTTTGGCGTCGTGGTCTTCTGTCTCGCCTTCGTCCTTTGCTTCGGTGCTGGCCTGCTCCGGAGCGGCTTTGTTCTGGCCAAAGAACTCTGCGCTGAAGGTATCGAGGTCTACGTCAGACTCGGCGGATTGGTTTTCCGTACTCATATATAAGGTTTGATCGGTCCTTTAACCGTTTGCCGTCTTTCGTTGCGATGAATTCCCTTGACCAGACGTGCTTGTAGTCTTGGGCATCGATTTCTTAATCTTCAGGTCTTCTACAGCCATCGAGCGTGCATGGTGGTCGTTTTCACGCTGCATGTCGTGCTCGTCTAGCTTGGCAGACCCGTCGATAATCATTTTAATCGCATCCATTTCCATCTGGTTGCCGTCGACTTGGTTGTCGGACAACGCACGGATGCGTTGAGTCTCAGAGTCATAACGCTTGATTGAAAGCTCGTCTTCGCGGTTCTTCGCTTCGAGCTTAAGCATCATGTTCTCAGACTGTAGTTTTTGTAGGTTTTGCTGGAGTTGCTGGAACTCTTGCGGATCAACCTGCGACATCTGCATCTGCATCGCCTGGGCGAGACGTTCAGCAATCTTGTCGGCTCCTGGCCAATCCTGAGCCTTGGCGATGAGATCGCCCGCCACCTGCATCAACTGCGGGAAGACCTGGACTGCATCCATCATGGACTGTGCGGCTTCGACGCGACGAGTCATATAGGAAGTACCAGTCGTCAAAGCGACGTCGTACTCTCCGACAGACAGATCGATTGAGTCGGGATGCATCGGATCGTTGATCCGGGCAAACTTCATCGACTCGTCTTCACCGATAATCCTGATGGTACGAGTACCGTCATAGATTTGCGGGATAAGCTGATTGATTACGTCACCGGCCTCTAGGACGGCCGCGTCTGCGTTGTCGTAGAAGGTCAGGCTTGCGATGTCGCCTTCACGCTGTCTCGCCTGGATGGCTCGGCCTGACGTCTCGTTGGACCTGATGCCAAGAGAGGCGTCGTGGATGCCGGTGACATCCTTCATGTCCTGTGCGTTGACCTGCGCCTCGTTGAGGAGGGCAGCCTGCGGGGCAGGAGGATCGAGACGTTGGATATTCTGCCCGATCACTGCCTCGTCATTCACGACAAGGAGGGGATCACGCGAGAGGTGGGCTTTACGGAGGGCGTCTTCACGTCCCTCGACGGCGGACTCGGTGGCGATCCACTGAGCCTTCGGGGCATATCCAAGCTGCTCGGCAGCGATTGACCGCCAGAAGTTCTTGAGGCGGCAGGGGTCCTTCATGAACCTTACGAGACCGTAGCGGACGCGACGGCCACCGACGTTGACGACACGACCGGACATCCGGATGATCGGCAGACGATTCAATTTGTATTCATAAGGACCAGAAAGGATGGCGAACCCAGTCACTAGGTGCATCTGGGCGTAGGTACACCACGCAAGACGCTGACGGACTGGTTGCCCGTACTGGTACGTCAGTTCCTTCTGGTTCTCGGCAGTGATCTCAAAGACCTTACCGTTACTGAACAGACCCATCAGACGCTGACGTTCGATCAGCCTCCAATATTCGGTGACACGATAGGAGTGGTCATCAACCCAGCCAGCAAGGCTGATACGATCGATGGGGCGATCGATGAGGTTGTCGGGCGAAGCCTTCGGCCATTTCGTGTGGAACTCGTCTTTCGGGATACGGTCGTCTACGAAGACCCGCTTGGCGTCACGGCCTGTCGGATCGACTGAGAACCTGTCCCAGACACAGGAGAGAGCATCCTCGATCGGACGGATAAAGATATCCTGATCGAAGACGTCGTCTCTGGCGTACTCGACGGCGACACGGAATGCACCGTCTCCGCATTGGACGAGAGACTCGAAGGCCGAGTCATACGTCCGTTCGGCACGAGACTGCATCTCGATAGCACGAATGAGGTCACCACGGACAGACGCGACGTCGGTATCCTCGTCGTTAGACGGGATGACCTTGATACCTTTTCGGTCCTCGCGCCAGTCTCCTACGAGCTGGGCCGTGAACTGCGGGATTTGATTGATGACGAGGTTCGGGAGACCCTTCCTCTGTTGGAGGACTACCGGGTCCCACTGCTCGCCTGCCGAGAACCGCTTGTCGTCGAGAGCCTCGTCACGATTGATGCGATCGAAGGTGAGATCGGCTTCGTACTGCTTCCTCATGTCAGAGAGGAATTCTTCTTGTGAGTCGAAGCCTTCCGGGACGTACTTGGGATCAACCGTCCCTTCGATGGGGAGAGTGTCGACGAGCGTACCGTCTTTCTTCTTTTCAGGCTTTTTCGACTTCTGCTCGGCGTAGTCTGCCATTATGCCATCCATCCTTGTGGGTTGTCTTGGTAATACTGTGAGGGATCATAGCCAGGCGTGAAACCTTTGTTCGGTTCGACGATTGAGACTAACTTATCGACCTTCCGGCGACCCGCAATCTTCTCGAAAATCTCCGTCATTCCCCACACGAGGGCGTCGACACGGTCGGGTGATCCGGTGTTTTCGTTCCGGATGTTGTCGACCGAGAACATGCACATCTGGTCTTCGAGGAGGTCGAACTGACCGACGTGGTGGATACGGTGCTGTTCGTAGAGGGCTGAGATAGGCTCGGCACGGACGACCTTACCACGCGTCGCATGGACGAGCTTGACAGGGACGGCACGATCGACAGTCCTGATGACCGTCTCAACCATCTCACCGCCGTTGTTCTTCTCGGCTACGATCTTGTCTGCCTGCCACTTCCGGTACATCCGGACGGCTACGCGAGCCCATTCCTCGGGTGATCCACGGAGTGACGCATCCTCAAGGACATAACCTCTCGCGTATCCATCTCGGTCACGCGCGAGACCAACGACGACAATCCCGTTTTCGTCAGACCCCTCGTTTGAGGAGGCTGCGGGATCGACGGCGACGATGACTCGTTCGAGGTCTTCTGGTGTGTCATAGACTCTGCCGGTATCGATGTCTTCTCGTCTGAAGAGTGCTCCGGGGATGTCACTGAGGATTTCTCCTTCAAGCTCTTGACGGCCTAGCCGGGTTCCGCTATACCGGTCTTCGAGGACTCGGAGTGTCGAGGAGGCGAGGTTGGCTTTGTTGTCGAATGTAGAACCACGGGTGACGAACGTCCGCTTGTCTTCCATCAGTTTCTTGATGAGAGGGAGTGGTCGGGGTGTCGTCGTAATCATGATCTGTGGGTGGATGCCAAGCCGCATACCGAATGCTAGCTGGTCCCACGCCTCGTTCATGTAGCGGAACTTGGCAAGCTCGTCGACCCATCCGAAGTGGTGCTGAGGACCACGGAGCTGGTCGGGTTCGGTCCCGTTATACACCCAAGCCTGTGAGCCGTTCGGCCACGTCAGACGGCGGTTGGTGGGAGACCACGAATCCTCGGTGAGGTTAGGGTCGATTGCGATGAGACCGGAGTCACCAAGGATCATGACGTCTCTGGCGTCGGCGGCTGTCTCGGCTACGAGAGCGATACGACAGCCAGGATACTGCTCGGCTTTCAGCCTGATCCATTCAGAACCAGTCCTCGTCTTGCCCCACCCACGACCGGACAGGATCATCCAGTTATCCCAGTCGCCTTCGGGAGGTAGCTGGTCGGGACGAGCCCAGAAGGCCCAGTCGTACTTAAGACTTGCGATCGCTTGCGGGGTCAGGGAACTGAGTAATGCCTCCCTCTCCGCCTCTGGAAGCGATGCTAGCAATTCGGCCTTTGAAGTCTTCGACATCTTTTTGTGTTCTCTGCTCGACTTCGATCGCCTGGCCGTCAGGACCAGAAATCTCCTGCCGCTCTTTCCAGAGGGCGATGGATTTACCCGCCAATTCGATGGCTCGGAGGGCTGCCTGGGGGTTGTCGTCCTCAGTCGCCTCGATGATTTTGATGAGTTTATTGATGAGGTACTCGGCTCGGACCTCTGAGTTCTGTTGTTTCTTCTCCATCCTACGATCTATCTCTTTCTTGATGAGAGGATGGTTGAGAAGCTCTGTCGCCCGCCTGTTTGGGTTCTGAGTCTTGAAGCCAGCCCTTGCGACAGCGGCTGAGCCATTCATGTCGACCATAAACTCGTCGACAAACCGGATCATTCTGTGTGAAAGCTTGGCTCCCTTCCCGCTAGTCGGGATAGGATCGCCGTCTTTTAGGTATGCCAATGTAGAATCCTCTTCCCCTTTACACCTATTATACTACTTTTTGTGTCAAAAGTCAAGACAAATCGACATCATATGTGAATTTTTGTTATTTTTGGTAGTTTTTAGGGCCGCCCCCAGGGCTGGGGCTTATTTCGGCTTTCAAGCCTCAATTTTTTATTGACAAAAGGAGATTTCTGGTATATAATATATATTAATATAATACTAAGATATATACTAGAGTATGTACTAAGATAGATACAAGAAGGATTAATAAGATATATACTAACGTTTAGTACTAGAATATCTAGTAAAGATAGTTAGGGGGCGTGCTAGGGTGGGGGCCGACGGTAGGAGGCCCTTCTTCTTGTCAATATTCTTCGATATTAGGTAGGCTACAGCGCGAAGACGGGTCTGGAGGCTACATGGGTAGCGGAAAGAGAGGAAATCGTCTGTAACATGCCTTAAAATCGATTTTAGAGATATGCTGATTTTTTTATCTAGTCAAGGAGGCCACCCAGACTCGCCTACACACACGCGCGGGGTCCACCCCCCCCCCCGGTCCCCCTCCGGAACAAAAGGAGAACGGCTGGCCCCCTCGGCAGGGGAGAACAGAAGGAGAACATGCATGGATGTGCGACGAACCGTGCATAAATAGCGATGAGTCGATGGTGTCACTTAACCTATGTTAGCGACGCGGCGGCAAAGGCGGCGCATAAGGGGTCATCGAACGGGAAGCGGTCGCTTTTGGCGGTAACTCACCCGGACGAAGGCTGACTTGACATTGCTTTGCACTGTCTTTAGGCCGCTATATATCCACCAGACACGCAACATAGTTGCGGCCGTTTAGGGAGCATGAAAATGACGCGGAACGAGCGTAAACGCAAGGCTAACGCCAAGCGATTGCAGCTAGAGTTGGCGGTAGCAGCAGCCTTCAAGGCCGCCGCAAAGCCTTCGCAGGCAGTCACCGACGAATATCCGACCGATACATATCGGACGGTTAGACAGAAAGTGACGGAACGTGTAGGCTATAACGTCCAACGCGGCAAACTCCACGCCGTCACCATCAAACCAGTCGAGCCGTTAAAAGGCCATTGGCAAGATCGTGCTCCCGTAGGATATTTCGGAGGCAAGCGCTTGACATCTAGATAAGGTGTCACTATCTTGCACTTCATAGTAGCGAGTAGCATCGCTACGAAGCAAAGCAATCGACACGCGATGCCGGACGTCGATTGACAGGAGATGCGGTTAACAAGCCCGTCGTCCAAGCCTATGCCTTACGGTTGACGGTTAGGTCGCGACATACAACGGCTTGCGTATGCTCCACCCGATCCGGGCTGTAAGCGATAAGACGGACTAGGTAGATACTAGACGCATCGGGTTTGCAGCCAAAAGTCTAGCTAGGGCATGACAAAGCCCTAGTGCCGTGGGAAGCTGAATAGACATTCAACGGATATGCAACAGACGGTCTACGCTTCGTACCATTTTGGGAGCGCCCGTCCGTCAAGTCTGGCTGGCTTGACGTTAAAACCTAGCATGGCACGGTCTCAATGGACTGTAACAGGACAGAACCTCGCTAATGGGTAGCGGCTCGCAAGAGTGCCCGATAATACGCAAATGGCGAGTTAAGGCGGGATTTGTCCTCCGCCTAGCGTATCTGGAGACGTCCGAACGCGAATGTCACAGTCCTTTCAGGCCGTGCCGCGCTAGATTAGACGCTAGGGCATAGTGATAACCTTAGACGCCGTCTACGGATGGCAGGAGGACAACGCTATGTCTATTGTAAGCGACAGGCGGCATACGTCGCCCCATATTCCCAAAATTAAACTGGGAGAGAAGAAGCCATTCGCTTCGCCTCCTCAACTCAAAAAGATGCAACTCGCTACGAACGCCTTAAACGAGGCGGCGAAAGCGAGTGACGAAATCAAATTCCGCTTCTCTCTGTCCGAAGCATATCGCCTCATCCGCGACCTGAACCGCGAGACCATTTGAAACCTGCCCTAGCGTCTAACCTAGCGTGTCTTATGCTAGGCCATCAATAGTATGGATGACTTCAAATGGAGATAACCATCATGACGACTCAGAAGCAACACGGTAAGCAGATTGATGATCAAATCGCAGTCCTGACGACTGATCGCGACAAGCTTCGCGACCATGCCCAGAAGATTGCGCTTATGATCTACTATCATGCCGCGCCGAAGGAAGTTTCAAGCGAAGCGTTCGGCTTCGGTGATTGCACCCGTGCCATCAAACTTCTTGACGTCCTGCCCCGCTCGTGGGCGGATGCCATGAAGACTTGGTTTCAGTTGTATTCGCCAATCCGCGTTTCGACTGACGGGAAGATGACGGGCTTCGATAAGAAGTATACCGCCAAAAACCCGGACGGCTCGCCCAAGCTCACGAAGGAAGAAAAACTTTCGTGGTGGAAAGTCGACGACGCAGTCGCCAATCGTTTCGACACCGTCGATCCGAAGGGCGCAACCGGCGTCACCATCCTTAGCTTGGATGACATTTTCAAGATGGCCGCACAGCTTGGTAAGCGTATTACCAAGATTGTCGAAGACGAAGACGACCGGCGTTCGATCAAGCCCGAGGATCGCGAGACCGCCAAGGCTTTCGCGAATATGCTCAACGGCTTGAAAATCGAGCGGGTCAAGGCTGAACCGCCTGCCAACTCGAACGAAGATCAGCTTGAGGAACAAGCCGCCTAACGCCCCCAAGGCGGCTTCTGGACGCGGGAAACGCCCCCTCTCGCGTCCCTACCTAGGCATGTAGTAAAACTGCCTCTTTAAGCTACCGCTTGTCGGTAGTGCCTTATCCATATGTGAAATGGATAGTGCTTGTGTCTACTATGGGAAAGCACTATCCTTTCCACCTATGGACCTAAGCGTAACGCGAAAAGGTGGGAAACAGGAGAAAACATAATGTTTCAAGGGCATTAACTCTCCCGTCTCATCCGAGCGGGAGGGCTTATCATCTCTAACTCGGAAGGTTAAATAATGGGTTACTATAGACCTATAGATCAGGGCGTGGTCGCCACCCTTGATCGCACGAAGAAGCGAATCGGCGTAGCTCTTGATGAATACAAGAATCAGGGCACGTCTCTCCACGCCGTCGAGTTAAATATTCGACAGTCTATCATGGCACTCAAGGAGGTGCGGAAGCTAATCCTACACGGAGGTTATTATGGTTGACCTGAATATGGATGCAATCCCTATCCATGACAAGCATGTCATTGAGATAGCTGAGATAGCTATGAAGACGGGCCGACCGATCGACTTCCAGTACGAAGGGAAGACAAGACTGGTTGAGGTCCACGCCGTAGGCATCTCTACGGCTGGAAATCCCGTCCTACGCGGATATCAGATAGGCGGACAATCCGAGACGGGCGTCGTCCCGATCTGGCGGCTGTTCACGATTAAGAAAATCTTCGACTTCCCGGCGATCGTCGATATGAAGGCTGAGGCTCCACGGCCCGGCTACAAACTCGGCGACAAAGGCATGTCCGAGATATTCTTCGAATTTCCAACACCCGGAGAAGCGGGCGAATGATATGGGATATAAGTAAGATGGCTATGTGCTGTGCGCCGATACCCGCTCGCCCCCACGAGACGGTCGGAGATTGCCCCAGTTGCGGGATGCCAGTTGATATAGACGGAGACTCGACAGACGAAGGGTGTGAATACTCGGATGACGACTGCGACGTCTGTCATCGTCGGCCCTGTGATCTAGCTTGTTAACGGAGGGTAAGATGCGTTTAGCTCATGAAGATTTATTCGACGGCGCTCCTCTCGCGCATGTCGCGGCGTATTACGACAGGATGCGCTTGAAGCAAATCAAGGCGCGTAACTCGCGGATTTTGCAGGATAAATCTCGTCAAGAACTTTCTTCACGAGGTAGCGGGAGGGGTGGGCGAAGGCTTCTCCGAATTGTATCCTAGAGGAACTCGAATTCATGGTGAGAGCGGAGGGTGTCATGGCTAATGTAATGAAGTCCTATCGTCAATTCCGTGCAGCGACGATTTATTTCTTGACGGCGATGTCTGTAGCTCTGTTAGGCGGTATCGCCTTGTCGCCACCACTTTCACCGCCGAATGTCGGGTCAATCGAGTTCGACGACTATTCCGTCGCGAGTGGCGACGAGCGTGACATGCCGCCACGGCTGATCGGGCTTGGCTGCAAGGGGGCCGGAGGGCCCTTGTGGGCGGACGAAGAGGATGAATTTCCTCGTCCCTGCAAGGAAATCCATGTCATACCGTTATATGGAGGGCCGTGATGGTTATGTCAAACATCGGCTGGGCGTATATGCTCGGCACCTTCTCAATCGCGACTATCTTAGCGTTGATAGGTTCGCGTGAGCCGGGAGACCCGACATGACTGACGTCACGAATGATATCCAAGTCGGCGACACAATTGTCTGTGACTGTGTCGGCTGCCTGACACAGGCGATTCAGCCTGTCTTCGTGGTTGAGTCGATCGACGGCGGTAATTTCTACGCCGAAAACGGCGCCATGATTTTATCTGAGAAGGCCCGGAAGCTTCCCGTCTTTGCCGAGAAGGACGAAAAACCCGAGCCGGATGCGGACGACATCGAGATCTTCAGTTAAAGATAGTGGTGCCAGTAACCTGCTCTGGTTAAATGACAGTGAGATACAGCCACAACGCTGCACGGCTCCTGTGTGGGTAAAATGACAGGCTATGTGATGGCGCATAGGCAAAGCAAGGTCCAAAACTAAATCCTTGCCGAGCAAGCCGGGGAGGCTGCAATATCCTCCCGATATCTAGTAGAATTAGTCCAAGAGTTGGCGGAGTCCCACACGGAGGATGATATATAGGGCTTAGGCTACTAATATCGTCTGGCAAGGGTTACGTCATGAGGGCGACGGTTACGAAAATATCACCAGCCCTTTAGGTGCTCACACGAGCGACGGGCAGGCAGCCATCAACTTTCACTTCGTAACGATGTCTCGTTACTAACTTCAACCTCCAATAGGAGAATACAATGCGTATCGTCAAAGGTCGGGGTAATTCGCGTCAGATTTTGCTTGACATTCCGGATTCGTCTGTCGTCCGGCGTTCGTCGCAGGCCGAACAGCGTCAGGTGACTGAGCTTGTTTGCTCTTTTGCTGGGATCGAGGTCACGAAGACAGCCGCAATCGCGGCGATAGTGGGCGAAGCGGCATGACGTGCGGGAACTTCATATTCATCATCGTCTTGTTCATGCTCTGCGTCTCAATCGGCTTTGCCGTCGGGGCTGTGACGGGACATTTCACGTCTAAACCGAAGCCGTCACCAGACGAGATTGAGCAGCAGCGAACGCTCAGGGCGGCGGCTGTCCGAAAGGCGTGGGACGATTTTACCGTTCAATGTCAACTGTTTGACGGAAGTATACAACTCTTTCAGTCAACACAGGACTATCACTCAACCATAAACCTTGTCGATCGCGGTAAGAAGTCCGACCCTTCGCCGTCACTTTTTATTTCTCACAAATCGTCGTCATCCAAAGAATATTGAGGGGATTGTATGAAAAACCCAAGAATGCCTAAGCCTGAGGCGTCTAAAATAGGCCACAACTCCATCCAAATCCCACACAACGGCAGGCTTGTCGACTCCGGCATCGCCTTCGAGTCCCGTCACGGTTATTACCGGATGATGGACGCCCGTCTTAACGCCCACAAGGAGATGGCTTGGCGTCTTGCGGCCCGTGAGAACGGTCGTCGCGAACGTATCCGCTATTGTAAGACAGGCCGCATCAAGCCGGTCGAGTACGTCGGGAAGGGTGTCTATTTTCAGGCACCGACCGTCCTTTATCGTAACCCCGACGCCAAGAATGGTTGGTCGACGTTTAATCCTGAGGAGGTAAGCTCTTGAAAAGACACAAGACAGGTCCCACGTGGTTCGGCAAGCGCCTTGAACAAGGCGAGGTTCGGACGGTCGCTACTGTCGTCGTTAAAAGCGATAGGCCGTGGTCGGCGGACGAAATTGAAGGCTGCCTGTGGGATGGCCATCACGGCAAAGAGGCAACCAAGACTGGCTTTCATGTGGAAGTCGACTCATCGTGGGGACCAACCAAATGAAGAAACACAAATTGTACGTCTATGGGACGTTGATGACGGGTGAAGGTGAGCGGGTCAAAATCCCCGGTCTCCTCTATGATCTCGGCTGGTTTCCCGGCGCGAAGATCAGCACCCCCGAGTGCGGGCGCGAGTTCGTCGCTGAAATCCGTGAGGTGACGGACGGCGAGCTGAAGAGCATTGATCGGTACGAAGGATATTATGAGGACGCACCCGACGCGTCTCTCTACATCCGGAAGCCGTATCTCGACGGCTGGATTTATGAGTACAACCGGACGCCGTCGCCTGACCGGCTGATCGAGTCGGGAGACTGGCTTCAACACAAGTCGGACAAGAAGGCTGGGTGCGATCCCCGGTCGTTGCAGGAGGTTCAGGCATGACCGAGTACAAATTCGAAGACGGTAAGGCCATAGAGGATTTGCGGCTGGCGGTTAACTCAGCCAACACCATCCTGATTCGGATACGAACGCTTGAGTCCGCCTTAGAGAAGGCTCGGTCTTCTATGCGGACTTTGGCAGACGGCATCTCTCCTAACGCATATAGGATGGCCTATAATCACGCTAAAGCAGAGAAGTATACCGACTTTGCGGCGAAGGCGGTCCAAGAGATCACGGAGGTACTCGGACGATGAGATTGGCATTTCATGGCGGCATGTGCTGCGGGATTAAGACGATCTACGAGCTGGGTTTCCCGAACGATACCTCCCCTCCCCTTACGAAGAAAGACAAGGACAACTCCGACGTCGGGTACAGCGCCGTCAAACCGACTCACAGCTTCTTCACGGACGCAGCCCCGAAGGAGACGAACCTCGAACGTCTCGATCGGTATATCGCGTTCTGCAAGACTAATCGACCTGCCCATATCATCGAGGTGGCATTGGCAGACCACCCTGCCAACAACTATAAGGCCGGCTCCGTGTCGTGCTATCCGTACCAGACTAAGCTATGGGGTCAGATACTGACCGACCGTGGTTTCAAAAAGGTAACGGAGTCGAAGAACAGCAATTCCGGCAACGTCGTCTCGATATGGCATCTGACGTATGACCTGACGGCGACGGGCAAGAAGGAAGAGGCGGTGGCTTACGAGCCGGACGGCGTGGAGGAGGTGTCGTAATGGCTGCTGATACGGTTACTGCTTGGCCCATGTGCTCCGACGAAACCTTGGCGCGTCTTTATCGACAATATACGGATAATGCCGACGCCATCCGAAACGAGCTTATTTCTCGTGGCTTCCGTAAGGAAGTCAAGTACAGCGGTGTCTATTATACCGCGACAGCCATCGGTCCAGAGGATTGGAGGTGGGTCAAGCCGCCCGTCACCGTACCAGAAAAGGTGTTGAGATGAGCAGTCTCGTTCGTCGCATCCAGAAGAAAGGAGCGTGGGTAGGTATGCCTACCAAGCCTCAACCAAAGCGGGAAGGCCCGCCTCGTGGCCGTCGTCGCGGTAAACGAAAGGAGAAGTCGTGATGAAACGTAAGCCTGCCCCGAAGGGCTCGGAGCATATCCCGGACGTCGAAAGACGTGGCTATCTCTCCGGACGGACGTCTCGCAAGGGCTTGACGTCTCACCACGCATCGGTCTGCCGTGGTGGAAATCTCCGTTAATGAAAGCTGAAAGGCTAAAAAAGGCGGCTACCATGCGTATTGTGAAGGAGAAGTAAGAATGGAATTTCTTCGTTTTGGTTCGTCTATCCCCGGCGGGTATTGGGGATGCTGTGCAGTCTGCATCATTCAGAATTTCAAGGTCGATCCCGACCAGAAGGCAAGCATCCAGCTAGTCTCTGGTGACAGCGGGACTCCCGTCATGAAGGGGAGTGACTTCCTGTTCGTCGGTCCAACCTATCGTGACATATTCAAGGAGCGTATCCGTATCGGTACGTTCTCCTCGACCGACATGCCAAACCACGCGTTTTTCGCCGTCCTGACGGAAAGCCAGATCGCGGGGGGCGTCGGCCGGAAGTGGCTCGAAATCCTCAAGGAAGAAGGCTTCGAGTTCATCCGGACGACTGACAACTCCGTCTATACCGGCCATCAACTGACAGGCCAGTCCAGCCCGCATCCGAACTATATTTTCGGGCTCTTCCGGAACATCAGCGGCAGTCGCATCAAGGACCCGTTCACGCCCCCTAAGGCGTGGACTGACCTCAATCGTGTCGTGCCCGAGGCGTGGGAGGCTATGTCTCCGTCTGATCGTCTCGTCATGGCGGAGCAACAGACGGCCGTTCACACGCAGATGTGGAAAGACCACGGTGCGACGAAGTTTATGACCGAGGCGGAGCTTGTTGAGGCAGGTGCTCCCGTCATCTACGCAGGTTTACGGTCGAAATATCCCCCGCAGTCGAAAGACGCGAGGGAGAAGTTGATCGCTGCTGAGAAGGCGGTGAAGCCCGCCACCGCCTCGGCGTTCCCTGCCACGGTCGCTGTCTCGACAGCCGCCTAGGCAGGCTTGATGGCCACCACCGCACAAGGTCCTTTGAAGTGAACGAGTTCGACTCTCGACGCCTCTAGACCATATCATTGGTAATAACTGCGAGTGTCTGGCAACGCATCAGGCGTCGTCTAAGACTTAATGGGAGGCTGACAGCCTCTCTCCTGTATCAGCCGTCCGACCCGCACGTAGAACGTCTGAGGCTGCATCTACCAAGGTGCGGCCTCTCTCCGTAAAGCGTAGAGGTGGAGGCGAGTGGTGGCCATCAACTATAGAGGTTTCTATGCGAAATGATGAACAAAGATACCTCCTTGCCGAGGCTCTCATGTATTGGAAGTTCGGCTGGTACTTCGAGGCATATGACTGCCTTCGGGACGTTGCTAAATCAATTGATGCGCCGTTGGATGAGGTTTCTACCTCTAATCGGCGTCAACCCAAACGAAGAAAGGAGTTCACAGGTGACGCCAAGGCGCAACAACAACTTTATGAATGAGAGGAAGGTGACGGTCGTTCGAGATACAAATCTCGTCTTCCCGGAACTCTTCATGGAGGTATATGTCGAGGGAGACTCCTTAGAGCAGAAGGCGTTTGCCGAGATGTTCATCCGTGGTCGCTGCACGAAGGCTGACTCGCCCGAGGGAGCGGATCTCGTCGTATTTACAGGGGGTGTCGACGTCGATCCTCAGTTATATGGCGAGACGAAACATCCTGCGACTTTGTTCAACGCTGAACGCGACAAGCGTGACATGGAGCTGTACAAGTATTGCTACGACAACGGCGTCCCGATGTTCGGTGTCTGTCGTGGTGCCCAGTTTCTCCACGTCATGAACGGCGGCAAGCTTTGGCAGGATATCGACAACCACGTCGGTGACCACGCGATTTATGACGTCAAGGCGAAGCGGACACTGCAGACGGTGTCGTCGGTCCATCATCAGGCGTGCATCTCCAACAAAGCTAACGGTATGGAGGTCATTGCTGTCTCTCATATCGCCCGCAATCGCTGGCAAAACGAGCGGATCAAGGTGCCGGGTCAGATGGAGGATATCGAGGCGTTCTGGTATCCAGACACGGTATGCTTCGGCGTCCAAGGCCATCCCGAGTATCGGGGGTATTATCAGTACCTCCAATGGACACTCGAAAAACTCAAGGAATTGATGGTCGAGAATCCTTATCTCACCCTCCAAGGGAGGTGTCGTCGTCTCCGGCCTGACCTCATCGCTGAGCGCGAGAAGATGAAGAAAGACGCGAGAGAGAAGGAGTTGAATTGATGGGCTACCAAGAGTTCAAAGAGACTGAGTGTTTAGTACGCGAAGGTTGTGGACTCGCCCCTCCTCGTAAGTTCGACTCGTATACCGAGGCTTATCGTTACGCAGTTAAAACCTCCAAAGAGCCTCATTATCTAGGAGGTACAACGCCTGTCCAACTAGTGGTGCGAGAAATACGTAGTACCGTCCGGACGTTCAAAAACGGAGAGTTTTGATGTATCACGTAACCTTCCGAGGAGGGAAGATTCATCCTCCGTCGTTTAACACGGATCGTTGGACTAGGGACGAGATCGTCGAAAAAATTCGATCTTCGATAGGCACGAAGTTACCAGACGGACACGTCGTCACAATCGATGATTACGGAGTCTTCGAGCTGGTGCCTCGTAAAATCTCGATGAAGGTGGAGCTAAGCTGATGCCTATCGTTTATTTCGTCGTCTTTCTGTTCTATGTCTTTTGTCTTGTCCATGTCCTGAAGTTCGGTCTGGACCTTACACAAGACAACGACGACAAATGGTATGGTGGTGTGGCGATGTGGTTCGTCTGGTGTATTGGTTGGTTATTTGGGCCGCCTCTCGTGCTGGTCTATATTTGCGGAGTTTTGTGAATGTGTGGTCACGTCGGTATCGCGGGTAAGCTCGAAAACAAAGACGAGCAGACAATGAAGCGATTGCTTCTCTTCGATTATTTCCGAGGTCCGGACAGCACCGGCTTCGCAGCCCTTCGGTCAACCCCGAAAGGTGAGGCGCATCTCTGCAAGATTGCAAGCAACCCTCTCGATCTGTTTGACATGAAGAAGTTCGGCACGGCGCTCAATGCCTTCAACAGCACCGTCTTCCTCGGTCATAACCGTCTCGCGACGAAGGGTGTCGTCAACAACTATAACGCCCATCCCTATCTCTTCGAGAAGGAGGGTGGAGTGATTGTCGGTGCCCATAACGGGACGCTCGACAAGTCGTCTTGGGATGCCATCGAAGACAAGCTCGGTGAGAAGTTTCCGGTCGACAGCATGGCGGTCGTCGCTGCGATTGCAAAGCTTGGCATCGAAGCCACCGTCCCGCTTCTCCAAGGCGCATGGGCGCTTGTCTGGTTCGACACGTCGGACAACACCCTGAACTTCCTCCGAAACAAGGAGCGTCCGTTCTGGTATGCCTATACCGAGAACTTCGATCATATGATCTGGGCGAGTGAGTTTCCGACGATCCGGGCTGCCCTCGACTTGTCTGCCAATCCGTACAAGCTGTACAAGACGGCAGAAGGGTATTCCTACTTCGCGACGAAGGAGGATTGGTGGTATAAGATCGATCTCGATAAGCTCAAGGCGGGTGCGACTGAGCGTCCTAAACCACGTGTCAAGGAGTTGAAGGGAAAGGAGCCGGCCCCGGCGCAGAACTATGCCTGCGGAGGGTACACCCCTTTCAAGAGACAAACACAGGGGATGTCACAAACGAGTTCGACGACGACATCCCATGGGGCTGGTTCGGGGGTGGGTACATCTACCAGTAACGTCACCGTCCTGCCCGGCCTACCCGGCCCGAAGAAGGACGTCACAATCCCCGTCCTGCATCTGACTACGACGGGTGCTCAGCCGTTTGCTGAGTTCTTGACTGAGGAGGAATTCAAAGCGATATCCAAGTATGGGTGTTCGTGGTGTCAGGCGGATGTCTCATATGACGAGCCGGGTGTCCAAGTCTATGTCAATCATGACATGATTCTCTGTCCGTCTTGTGCGGATGAGAATGAGACAAACAGGGTGTACGTCGATGCCTCCCGTCTTGTATGTTAATAATACTACCCGATATGTAAACGGAAGATACTATTACTTAAGGAGTTCTGAAATGCAGGTTGCCAAGCCCGCGATTGACGGGTTTAAGTTCGGGTGTGACCCCGAGTTGTTTGTCCTCGATGCGGACGGCGAGCCCGTCTCAGCCGAGGGTCTTATCCCCGGAACGAAAGAGGAGCCGTACAAGGTCGAGCATGGTGCAGTCCAAGTCGACGGGATGGCTGCCGAGTTCAACATCGACCCGGCGAGTTCTTTCGAGGAGTTCAACGGAAACATCGTCGCCGTCCTGAAGCAGTTGAAAGGCATGCTTCCGACCGGGTATAAACTCCGAGCCGTACCATCCATGGTCTTCTCCGAGAAGATATGGGACGCCACCCCTGACATCGCAAAGGCCCTTGGCTGCACGCCGGACTATGACGCATGGACTGGCGAGGTCAACCCTCCTCCGGAGGATCTCGTCAACCCACGGATGAGGTGTGCAGGCGGCCATATCCACATCGGCTGGACGGAAGGCGAGGAGTTGTCGGATATCCAGCATATCATGAACTGTCGCGATCTCATCCGACAGCTCGACTGGTATCTCGGTGGTTGGTCGGTCCGTGTCGACCCAGATCCTACCCGTCGTCGTTTGTACGGAAGAGCAGGAGCCTGCCGATATAAGCCGTATGGCGTCGAGTACAGGGTCCTTTCGAACTTCTGGGTAGCCGAGAAGGAGGCTCGCCTAACCGTCTGGAATCGCCTCCAGGCCGCGATTGAGGGCATGCGTAAGGAGTTCTATCCTGACCTGGCAAGGAAAGATACCCAGCTCTTGATTGAACGGATCAACAACTCAGAGAGGGACGGACTGTTCGAGCGGAAGTTCCATTTCCCGCTCATTTCCGTCAATAAATAGGAGCTTGTATGGCTGCCGTTTCGAAGGAATATACGAACTTCTACGAGAACATAAAAGAAGCCATGATGCGGCTTCAACATACCGTCGTGATGTATGACGGCTTTCCTTACTATGTCCTGACGATCGATTCGCACAAGCCGGACGGTATCTTCCGTGTCTATATGGAACCACTAGGAGCCAAGCGAGGGTCTGTCATCGGCCGTGGTCTGTCGGTGCCTTATGACGGCCCTGACGGCTATCGTGGTCCTGAGATGGATAAATGGCTGGATGCGAACAAAGACTCAGGCGTCATCCGGAAGCAGATGAACTCGCCTCTCTTCAATAAGTTCCGTCCGTTCGATCTCGGTATGTGCAACATCGACGGTAACGTCGTCTATACCGAGCGTCAGCCCCAGCGTCAGACCTACCAAGGTTTGACACAACAGATGGTCTATCAGTTGCCTGTCTCATTGGGGCCAAGACTGTCTGTCACTAAGAATGCGCTGGTCGGGATACAGCACCCGGCATTCAAGGCGTGTGTCCTAGCGGAGCATCCGTCCTACGACGAGTGTATCAAGAACCTACTAGACCCGGAGATTTCGAATGAAGGTGTCGCTTTTAGCCGCCATTTCGCCTTGGTTAGGGGTCCTGTTGATACTCTGTTTCTCGCCTACAAGTCCGATATTGTCGGCGCTGTCACGGATGGTTCGAAGACTCTTCGGCTCTCCAAGAGCCATCGTCATACGAGAGAGGTTATCGAAGAGTTGGGTGTCTTTTCGGAAATCAAAATCGCATAAGGAGAAAGAAGTGGATACCGTTTTTGTTGCTCGACGTAACAGCAAGACACCCGGCTTCAACATCGCGTCTATCTTTGATAAGAAGATGGTGACTGGCGAAGTCGGGTTGGAGATCGAAGTCGAGGGTAATAAGTTTCCGAAGAATGAAACGATCGGGAGCGCCATCCCGCTTCCTTGGGTCTATCACAAAGACGGCAGCCTTCGTGGGCAGGACAACGCCGAGTATGTACTCAAGGCGCCGATTAAGTTTGACGCCGTTCCTGACGCGATCAAGATCCTGTGGGACCTGTTCGCGGCGTATGGAAGCAAGCTCGACGTCAGCAACAGGACGTCGGTCCATGTCCATTTGAACGCCCAGAAGTTCCACCTCAATAGGCTGGCGGCGTTCCTCGGTATGTACTTCTCCGTCGAGGAGATGCTCACGGAGTGGTGCGGCGACCATAGGGTTGGCAATCTATTCTGTCTCCGAGCGAAGGACGCGACGGCCATTGTGACTCATTTGAAGAAATTCATTCAGGCGGATGGTTCGTATGAGCTTAGGGAGGGTCTGCACTATGCCGGGTTGAACGCCCACGCGCTCTATAAGTTCGGCTCGATCGAGATCCGGTCGTTGCGGGGATGCACCGAACCCCAAACCATACTTGACTGGGTTGCTATCCTCCGCCGTATCTATGAGAAGTCGGCAGACTTTCCCGATCCTCGTCTGATCCCTGACAGCCTGTCATCTGACGGACCGATGGCATATTTGGACATGGTGCTCGGAGAGCATCGCTCGACGGTGATTAACGGGATCGGATGGACGATCGATAAGGTACGGGGCAGCTTGTATGAAGGCATCAGGCTTGCTCAAGACATCTGCTATTGCAGGGACTGGTCGTTGTACTCTCCGGTGGAGATGAAGTCCGACCCTTTTGGTAGGCCCGCCAAGAAGGTGGCATCGAGTCTTTCTCATCTGGCACAAGCTCTGGTGCAGAACCAAGCCTCATTCAATATGGCCAACCAAATAGGTGACCAAATCTATCAGGTCAATATAAGCACGCCCCCCCCTCCGACCCCTGTTGGGTGGTCTCTCCCCCATGAGACGATAGACGGTGAACAGGTCTGGGTTAATGAAGAGGTCCCGGAGATGGAGGAAGGGGACGAGGCAGAGGACATGGACGGGGACGAGCAAGCGGAGTGATCTGCGACCACAAGGAGTACTTATGAGATTTCGTGTACTACCATACAAACAAGGAAGTAAGAGTGCGAAGGCTCTCGCCGATGCGCTGGGAGGTAAGGTCCTCAAGCTTGAGGGCAGCAAGTACCAATATAAAGATGGAGACGTCTTGATTAATTGGGGCAATACCAAAGAGGCAGCAGACTTAGATGACGGTCTATTGCCGTGGTTTAACTTCCCCGAGGCAATTAAGCCGGCTTCCAATAAACTGTTGTTCTTCAACAAGTTAAAAGAAGTCAAGCCTGAAATTATCCCTAAGTTCTGGACGAAGAAGGAGGATATTCCTGATGCTGCCTTTCCAATCGTTTGTCGTACTGTCCTTGCTGGTCATAGCGGTGCTGGCATCGTTATCGCTGATAATCGTAATGCGCTGGTAGACGCACCGCTCTACGTCCAGTACAAGAAGAAGAAGGATGAATATCGTGTCCATGTCGGACGAAAGCAGAGTGGCGACGGCGCTGGAGAGAGCGTGGTCATCGCGGTTCAGCGAAAAGCCAGACGTAACGGTGCGGAGACTGTCAACTGGCAAGTACGTAATCTCGCTGGAGGTTTCGTCTTTGTGCGGGGTGGCGTTTCTCCTCCAGCATCTGTCACATCCTCTGCCGTGGAAGCTCTGGCAGCGTCTGGCCTCGACTTCGGGGCCGTCGACGTAATCTATAACGAACACGAAGGGAAAGCGTATGTCCTCGAAATCAACACAGCCCCCGGCCTCGAAGGCCAAACCATCGCCGATTATGCAAGCTTCTTTAAGGAGATGGGTTGAGGGGCGAGATAAAGCTCTGACGGCCGGAGAACGTGCCGCTTTTTACGCTGGATGGGATGCTCGAAAAGAACAGGAATATGGAGGTTTCTACCGATGACTAATCTTACAGTGACACGTTTCTTCTGGATCAGCACGGCCCTTCTCTACCTCTGGGTCCTCGCCTTGACGGTCCTGCTGGTGAAATAATCCTTGACAAACGGGACAGGATAGGGTATAATCGGTGTATAGGGTGCAGGTAGTCACCTCGCCCTCCTTTTCTTTCTTGTCTTTGTTCAATCACGCAGGACGTGGTTCTCCCAGAAACTATGGGGGTAGGGGGCTTCTTTCTCTTCTTTCTTTGAAGAACATAATAATAAGGTGTTATCTATGAAGTGTCATATCTGTGACCGGGACTTATCAGACAAAGAAACTATCTACAACGAGGACCTCCAAGCCTACGAGCCTTGTACCACCTGTCTCGATATAGCTCTCGATGCCGCCTATTGCAACGGCTTCTCGATTGAGCATGACGAAATCCCCACCCTCGATGCAGACTTCGATACCCGTGTCGAGTATACGGAGTTTCCTCTGTCTGGCGGATTGTATGAGCCGTATGAGTAATCTTCGTCTCAAGCGCCTGCTATGGTTGGCGTACAACTGTGGTAACTGCAAGGCGTTCTACTCCAAATACTGTCAACTTCCGTCTGAGTACGGATCGTGGCAGCTAGGTCATTACTGGTTGTCTAACGAGGGTATTCGAAAACTTCAGGAGCTGTCATGAATGGAAGAACCTGGGTCTATGCCGACCCGCATTTCTATCATAAGAACATCTGTAAGTTCACGAACTACGACGGCTCACCCCTCCGACCTTGGGATGACGTCGAACAGATGAATGAGGATATGATCGGATGGTACAACGAACTTGTAGACGCAGGGGACCGTGTGTATATCCTAGGCGACGTCGCCTTCTCGAAAAAAGATATGTGGAATAGCGTTGGTCGGTTGAAGGGACGGAAATGTCTTATCCCCGGCAACCACGATCCAAAGAGTTTGAAGACATACATCGATGTATTCGATGACGTCCGAGGCTACGTCCAGCGTTCTGGCTTTATCATGTCTCATATACCTATCCATCCGGGCAGTATGGGCCGATGGAAGGTGAACATCCATGGTCATCTTCATAACAACTTCGTCGAAGATACGCGGCTTGATCTTGCACCAAGAACGCCCGACCACCGCTATTTCTGTGCGTCGGTCGAACGGACGAACTTCCGTCCGATACTCCTCGACAAGATACTGGAACAGGTCGGACTGAAATGAGACAAGGAAACGTCTTCTCGCAATGGGTGAACCGCTATCATGAAATAGCAGACGGTCGGCAAGGTAATAACGACGCCTGGCTGCGGGTTCCGTGGGAGCTTCAAGAAGAATGGTCGAAGTATAAGACCGTCGATTGGGTCGATAATCGCGACGGAACCTTTACTCTCATTCCGAAGGAAACGACATGAAGACGTACAGAGACGCTATTAATGAGGTAGCACGATCGATGTATAATCGATGGATGTCGGGTGCGGACGTGATCTATCCCGAGTCGCATCTCCTCATTGCGTTCATTTACAATAAAAAATCCTCGGATGTTTACAACGCTATCATGGATGCGTTTAAGACCAAGAAAGCGAATAGACCATGAACGCCGTCCTGAAATATATGTGCCTATGCAAGCATTGGTCGGTCACGTGGGCGGATCACGTCCAACACATGAGAAAATGTAGAACCTGTAAAAGGTCGATGAAGGAGATGGATGAGCAAATTCGTCCGACATGACAGCTGTCCGAAGTGTGGAAGCGAAGACAATCTCGCCGTCTATGACGACCACGAGTACTGCTTCTCGCAAGGCTGCGATTACCGAAAGAACTATAACAAGAAAGGTAACCGAGAAATCACCGAAGAAAGAAAAGAAAGTCGACTGACGCCTCTCCCCCTCAAGACAATGCCTGCCTTGAAGAGCCGAGGATTGGATACGGCTTCGATCAATAAGTACAAGATTACGGTCAACACCAACCCCGACAGCGACATCGAGTGTGTCTTCCCTCTCTTCGACTGTGAAGGCGAGGGTATGCACATAGCAAACCAGGTACGGCGAGCCGGTAAAGCTTTCCACACCGAGGGCGATATGTCTCGGGCGGGGTTGTTTGGTCAGAACTTCTTCCCGGCGGGAGGAAAGTCGATCACAGTGACGGAAGGGTATTATGATGCTGCTTCAGCATTTCAGCTCACCGGCTCGCGCTACCCGAATGTGGGTGTTATGTCTGCCGCTTCCGCGAAGAAAGAGATTGTCCGTAACTTTGAATATATCGACTCGTTCGAGAAAGTTGTTCTTAACTTTGATAGTGATGATCCTGGACAGAAAGCCGCTAAGGAAGTCGCGCAACTCTTCGCGCCCGGTAAGGTCACGATCCTCAAGCTTGAGAAGGCAAAGGATGCCAACGACTACCTGAAGAGCGGATGGGCGAAGGAGTATATCAATGAATGGTTTCGCAGCCCTCCGTACATGCCTGACGGCATCCAGCTTGGCTCTGACCCGGCCCTCATCGAAGAGATTATCAAGTATAAAGAACCCCGCTCCGTACCATATCCGTGGGATGGCCTCAACCAAAAGACCTACGGAATACGAACTTCTGAATTGGTTCTACTCACGGCTGACACGGGAGTTGGAAAGACCTCTGTTTGCAAAGAGATTGAATATTCCCTCCTAACCCATCCTGATTTGGTTGCTGAGGGCGCGGGTGTTGGCTTCCTCCATCTCGAAGAACCGAAGCGAGACCTCGCTCTAGGGTTGATGTCTGTCCACAACAACAAGCCATACCACTTCCCGGACGTCGAAAGGACAGAAGAGGAGCTACGAGATGCTTATAAAGCAGTCCTTGACACTGACCGTGTCGTCATATGGGATCATTTTGGTTCTAATGATATCGATGTTGTTCTGGCCAAAATACGCCATATGGCCGCTCTTGGTTGTCGGTACATCTTTCTGGATCACCTTTCCATTATTGTTAGCGATCAGTCTGGCGATGAACGGAAGCAGTTAGACGAGATTAGTACGAAGATCAAGACACTGACGATGAATTTAGACATCGCAGTAGTGTGTGTCATTCATATCAATCGTCAAGGTCAGGTCCGTGGTTCTGCCGGTCCCGAGCAGGTGGCGAATATCATTCTTCGTCTCGAACGTGACAAGAAAGAGTTGAACGAATGGCGACGGAACATCACTAAGATCACCGTCGAGAAGAACCGGAAATTCGGTCGGACAGGCCCGGCCTGTTATTTATACTACAACGAGGTGACAGGACGACTAGAAGAGTTGTCGAAGGAGCTGGCGTACGAGTATGAGAACGGAAGCACCGGAGCCGGACATGAGTTCGGTGCATACGCCGCATAGGAGAAATGATTGTATCTTGATTGGCACAACCTCAATAGAGATGCCTACGTAATTGACATAGAGACTGACGGCTTAGACGCGACCCGAATATGGGTTCTATGCTGGCGAAACGTCAAGACAGGAGAGACAGGTGAATGTAAAAGCATATCTGAGATCAAAAGCTTCTTCGATCAAACGAGTGGCGGACTGTATGTTGGCCACAACATTCTTAAGTTCGATGCTCCAACTCTGGTGCATCTCGTGGACGGGGTCAGCCTCGGTGCTGCTAATTGTATTGACACTCTCGTCCTTAGCACTCTTTACTCTCCTAGCTTGCCTGGCGGTCATAGCCTTCAATCTTGGGGTGGACGGCTAGGTAAACCTAAGATAGAGTTCGATGACTGGTCGCGCCTGACACCCGAGATGGTAGAGTATTGCCATCAAGACGTCGCAATCACTGCCGAACTCTTCGTCAGGCTTATCAAGACGCTGAGGAAGATTGGCTTCTCGGAGAAATCGGTCTGGATACAACACCACTTCACTGTTCTTCTAGACAGGCAGCATAGGAATGGATTTTATTTTGATGGTCATAGGGCACTGGGATTACTTACGTCTCTGCGTTCTAGGCAAGCTGAGCTGGAGGAACTGATCCATGTCGCTTTCCCACCGCAACTTGAGGAACTCGCCCACTACAAGCTCGCTCGTAAAAAGAATGGCGAATACAGCAGCCAATATCTCCGACACCGTCAGTTGTATGAACTCGTCGAGATTGATCCCGACGGATCGTATCGCGTTTTTGGACGAACTCCTTTCAACATTGGTTCTCCTAAACAACGAGTTGAGAAACTCAAATCGTTAGGATGGGTCTGCAAAGAGTTCACCGAGAAGGGTGGTGAGACTCCCTTCATAAAAGGGAAGCTCGCCCCTTCATTAGAGAAGTTCTTAGAGACGCACGACATACCAGAGGTCCATCTCATTGCGAAATGGATGTCGATAGGTGGTCGTGCCAACATGATCGGGACATGGTTAGATGCTTGGAACGAAGAAGACTCCTGTATACATGGTAAGCTGTTTGTTGCAGACACCCTTAGGCTTCGACATCAATCTCCTAACACAGCCAACATCCCCGCCGTACGGACAGCTAAAGGGGGCGGCGTCCTGCGTGGCGAAGAAGGATATTACACGTATGAAGCTCGTGATTTATGGTGTGCTAGACCTGGACGAATGCTTGTCGGTACTGATGCGGCAGGTCTTGAGCTACGAATGCTTGCTCATTACCTTAACCGCCCAGATTTCACAGAGCAGGTAGTCAATGGTGATCCCCATCAGTACAACGCCGATCTTGTTGGTATTACCCGGCCACAAGCCAAGACGCTTATCTATGCCGTGTTATATGGGGCAGCCCCACCTAAGGTTGCAAAGACACTCGATATCTCAGTCGGAGAGGCTGCGAATATTAGGACGTTGTTTCTCGAACGTCTGGGTGTCGGAACTCTCATAAATGAGTGTCAGAAGGAGCAGAGAAATGGAAGAGTCACACTCGTCGACGGCAGTAAGGTGGTATGTCCGAGTCCACACGCTGCACTCAATTATCGACTCCAAGGCGGAGGAGCAAGGGTCATGGCTCTCGGTGCTATCCTTCTTGAGAGAAGCCTGCGCAAATATGCCCTCGACAGTCTTAAGGTTGGAGATATTCATGACGAGTGGCAATATGACGTCCACCCTGAACATGCCGATCCACACGGCGAACTCGCTGTCCAAGCTATTAGAGAGGCTGGGAAGAAGCTTGCCCTTAATGTACCGCTCGATGGCGAGTCTAAGAAAGGACTGACATGGGCGGAGACCCACTAGATAAAGTCGACTGGACGCTTCCGGGGATGGAGAAGTTCTCGGAAGCCGATATCCGCTTTCTCAAGAAAACTATTACTGATGAAGACCTGGTAAACAGTATTCATTGTCTAGGCTGGGCTCTATGGCCCACGACAAACCGTGGTTATTATAACGAGGATGTCTTGCGTAAACTCGCAGATTTTATTGAGATTCAGAACAAACCTTTTTGGGACGAATACGATAAACACTGTGAAGAATATTTCAAAAATAATAGTTGACATTCTCGTAAAATAGTGTATAATAGGTGTATAGGGTATGGGTGAATACGCAGAATATGCTCTTGAATCTTTTATGAATAGAGGAATGCGTTTTCCCTCTCACTCCTATTCATCCAAGAAAAAGAAAAAGGAAGACCATAAGAAAATGGCTGATCGTGTTACAGTATTCGTTCCGGGCGTCGTGTTCTGGGCGAAGGTTATTGGTGAACCCCGTCTCAACTACGAGAAGGACGGACGTGAATGGACGTATGACTTTGTCCCTGACGACACGTCATTCCTGAAGGAGCATCGACTCCTCGACCGCCTGAAGGAAGCCCGTGAGCCTATCCCTGGTCCATATCTCCGGATGCGTAAGTCGGAGCTGACTAAGGACGGTGAGAAGAACGAGCCGATCCGTATCTATGACGCCGACAATAACGCATGGGACAACCGCCTCCTCGGTAACGGTACTCGTGTCGTCGCGAAGCTCGCAATCGTCGACTACGGTAAGGGTAAGAAGAAGGGTATCTATACGACCGCCCTTCGTGTCGAAGACCTCGTACCGTTCGAGACGAACGAGTTTGGCGGGTATGACGGCGGCAAAGCCGAGCCTGAGGCTAAGGCTAAGCCGAAAGGCAAACCTCAGACCATCCTCGAAGAACTCGACGAAGGTCTCGACGACGATCTGCCTTTCTAGTTGAAGAGGTAGACCGGGCTCGCTGCGGTGGTTATATTGCACCGTAGTATACCCGGCTGATCTGTGGATGAGTGGGCAACCCCCAGTAAGAATAGTCCTGTAAGGAAGACCAAGCCGTTCGAGTCGGCGGGACAAAACGCCCACACATAATCCCTCGATGAGTAGACGAAAGAGTCTTGCATTGAATGGTAGGATAAGGCTGAACGGATGAGTCAGCGAGGGCCTCCACTTTATGAAGTCCGTGCCCGTGTTTGTCCGAGCGGGGATAGCTGCAAATCCTTGTTTACTTGGGCTCGCAGGTTCCACATGGTAGTCAGGAGGATGCATACTCCGTTAGCAGCTACATCGGACTCCATTTTGGATAGCTATGTTCAAACGAAAACCAAAGACATACCTTCTTCGGGCCGTCGTCGCAAGGACCAACCTTGATACGATTGATCTGACTGTCCATGCTCCTGACGAGCACACAGCCTATTCGATAGCGAGACAGGTACTCGATAAATTCCCTGAACCACACGGAGAAGACGGCGTCCCGTTCTGCTTCATCCGTGAAAGAGAATATGGAAGGCCAGAACTCCTGAGCCTCCTAGAACAAGAGGACGAGGGAGCTGCCTAAATTAGAAGACTTGCCGCGCGACATCTACGCGCTATTCAACCCGGACGAACACCATGAGTGCAACGAAGAAAACCTCGACGAGTTTGCAGAGAACGTCAAAGGACTCCTACGACAAAGGCTGGCCCAGCGACCCGATGCCGATCCCGCCCTTCGGTTTTCCAGTCTGGGTAAGCCAGACCGACAACTCTGGTTCGACCTACACCCGGAGCCCGGAACGAAAGAAAGGCTCCTACCTAAAACCTATCTGAAATTTCTGTATGGAGACTTGATTGAGCAACTCGTCCTTTTCCTCGCAAAAGAGGCTGGCCATTCTGTCGAACGTACTCAAGAGGAGATTGAGGTCCTCGGCATCAAGGGTCACATTGATGCTATTATTGATGGGACCGTCGTGGATGTTAAATCCGCAAGCTCTTTCGGCTATAAGAAATTCGAGGAACGCCGAGTAACGGAAGATGATCCGTTCGGGTATGTCGCCCAGCTCTCGGGCTATGCCGACGTCCTTACTCCCGGACAACCAGCCGCATGGGTGGCTAACGACAAGGTAGCAGGAGACATCTGTGTCTCACCACTCTCGTCTATCGTCATCGCTCACCATAAACCTGCCGAGCGCATCGAGCACCTCAAGAAAGTCATCGACAGTGAAACCCCTCCGCCGCTTTGTTATCAGCCTGTCTCTGACGGTCTTAGCGGTAATCTTAAGCTACCTACTCCTTGCAGTTATTGCAGTCATAAGCGTAGGTGCCATCCCAATCTACGTGTCTACTCATACTCGACAGGTCCGAGGTTTCTCACTAAAGTTGTTAAGGAGCCTAACGTACCGGACATAACTAAGAGTTTCTGGCTGGAATGACCCCTCAGGAAAAATCGAGAGCAAATCACCTAAGGAGTAAGTATGGGATTACCCTTGAGCAGTACAACCACCTCTTTCAAAAACAAGACGGATGCTGCGCGATTTGTTCACAACACCATTCTCAATTCAAGACCAGACTCGCAGTGGACCATAACCACGTCACAGGAGAAATCAGAGGACTCCTCTGTAATTACTGTAACCATAGAGTTGTTGGGCGTCATAGAGACCCAATTCTTCTTCGGCGGCTTGCCGACTACGTCGAGCAAGGGACAGGATGGTTCGTCCCAAAGCGAAAACGACCAATAAAAAGGAGCAAAAGAAAATGATAACCCTCCTACCTTACGTGTTCTACACGTTACCCTTTCCATTGCTGGTGTTTGCTTAATGGCAGATCGTAAGATACTCGTTCTCGACATTGAGACGAAGCCAGCAACCGCCTACGTCTGGCGTGCCTATGACGAGAATATCGGCTATGAGCAAGTCCTTGATCCGGGTGGGATGATCTGTTTCGCTGCTAAGTTTGTCGGCAAGCCTGAGGTTCACTTCTATTCAGAATGGACTCACTCTCGTTATGAGATGGTCAAGGCCGCCCACGATCTCTTGTCAGAAGCAGACGCAGTAGTCACCTATAACGGAGACAAGTTTGATATTCCTAAGCTCCATGGTGAGTTCATTCTTACTGGTCTCACTGCTCCTGCTTCTATTACGTCGATTGACGTCGTCAAGACGGTAAGGAAGTTTGGCTTCTTGATGAACCGTCTTGCTTATATCGGGCCTCTGCTTAAGGTAGGCTCGAAGGTCAAGCACGAAGGCTTCGAATTGTGGGCTAAGGTTATCCAAGGCGACGACCGGGCCCGTAACAAGATGAGGAAGTATAATGAGCAAGACGTCGTTCTCCTTGAGAAACTCTATCTCAAAATCCTTCCATTCATCCGTAACCATCCCCATCTCGGTACTTCAAAACACGAGTGCGGGGCGTGTGGAAAGAATAACACCCATAGTCGCGGTTATCGCCGGACAAAACATTATAAGATACAGCGTATCCAGTGCCAAGACTGCGGCTCGTGGAGCGACGGAACCAGGACCAAGATTACATAATGGAAGACGTTTACGACTTGCTTGCACGAGACCTGATGAATAACGTCGATCTCGATTACGGTATGGCGCTTCTAGTCGTGGAGTTCCTGCAAGACAACGACTTCATCGATTATGACACCCTAAAGGAAATCTATCTGTATGGCGAAGACTGAGTCAACATTCGCTGGTATTCCTGTCAGCGACCTTCCTGTCATGGATGTCTACAAAGCTGCTGCTACAGGACAATGGAGTGTAAAATTGAGTAAAGCCGTTGAGGAATACACTAATGACAAGGCGGAAGACGTCGCGAAGGGTGCCATCAAATATGACGGTGGAAAGGCTCCAGTATTTAGGGGCGCAATCGATTACTTCCCTCGGGCAATTAGCGCAGTTGCCTCGGTCTCCCTTTTCGGAGCTAATAAATATGCTTGGAAAGGATGGGAGCGAGTTCCAGACGGATACAATCGATACTCTGACGCAATGGTACGACACCTTATCTACGAAGGAGAAGGAGAAGTTCTGGACCCTGATAGTGGACTTCTTCATGCTGCACACGCCGCATGGAACGCCCTCGCGCGTCTTGAACTCCTCCTCAAAGAGCGAGAGTCTCAGGTTTGATAGTGGTTGCTGATGCCATACATTCAGAATAGGTGGGCTCGCTGGGAGTTGGAGGATGAGAACAGTCATCCAAAAACCCCCGGTGAGTTGAACTACATCTTAACTATGATTATCAACAACTATTGGCAAACAAACGGCGGCTATCGCGCTATTAACGATATTGTTGGGGCCTTGGAGGGGGCCAAGCTTGAGTTCTATAGACGCGTGGCTGCTCCGTATGAAGACCAGAAAATCAAGGAAAATGGTGATGTTTACTAAGAAAGTCTATATCGCAGGCCCTATGTCAGGCTACCCGGAGTTCAACTTCCCTGCATTTTTTACTGCGGCTGAGAAGCTGCGTAGCGCTGGATGGTCTGTCTTTAATCCTGCCGAGAAGGAAGACGAGAAGGGCCTCGACCCGGAGGCGTATAAGACAGGCGATGCGAAAGGTGCCATGCAGGCGGGTTTCAATTTCCGTGAAGTCTATACCTGGGACGTCAATAAGGTCATTGAAAGTGATGCGATTTACATGCTACCCGGTTGGGAGCAATCCCCCGGAGCGCGTGGGGAACACGCCGTCGCATGTGCGATGCAAAAGCATTACCCAGACTATCAAATTATTTATGAGGCAGCCTAAGTCTTGAAAAGCTTTTGGAAGAAAATAAGAGCGCGTCTAGCGCCTAACATTGAAGAACAGATGAAGGTGTGGGACGACGAGGAGTGTCTGATGAACTTCCTCCGTTTCATTCCTCGTATCGGGATTGGTGTCGAGTTTATCCAGAATGATGTCGGTTTCATCACCCATCAACTCCTGAAGATACACTGCGGCAATCACGTCTTTGCGTCTCATCCTCGTGAACTCGACTGGCCACTAGAGCCGGTCGCCTTCCCGGAAGAGCATGAGGAGAAGCTGCATTGAGTATGCCTCCCTATATTACTCGTGAGGACAGAGTGAAGGAGTTCCTGGCTGCTAGCCGGGAGCCCTCCTTTGAGGTTGTCTGGAACTGCTACACCGAAGAGAACATCGAGATGAAAGAAGCGGCAGAAGAGTTTCATATGACGCTCGTCGATCCTGACGCGACTATCGAAGACAAGGCTGCCGCCCGTGCCGCCTTCGTCAAGGAAGTAGCTGACGTCCAGTACGTCCTGTCTCAGCTTGCTATCTTCTATGACATCGATCTTCAAACTGCCTTCAATCGTGTCGCTACTAACAACATGACGAAGGTCCAAGACGGCAAGATCGTCTATCGTGAAACTGACGGTAAAATTCTAAAACCAGAAGGCTACGAAAAGCCCGACATGCGAGGTCTATAGTTTGAACAATCCTTTCCCGAGCGTCTACGAAGAGTTTATTTATAAGAGCCGCTACGCCCGTTGGTTGGACAAAGAAAATCGGAGAGAGAATTGGAATGAAACAGTTAATCGTCTTGTTAACTATTATCGGATTTGTTCTGATCTGGTCGGCGTCGATGGAGATTTTGAAAGCATATACGATGCTATCTATAATCTTGAGGTAATGCCTAGCATGAGGGCGTTGATGACGGCAGGCCCGGCCCTCGATCGTTGTCACGTCCCGGCTTATAACTGTGCATATCTTCCTGTCGACTCCCCTCGCTCGTTTGACGAGGCGATGTACATCCTGATGTGTGGGACGGGTGTAGGTTATTCAGTAGAAAGTAAATATGTCGATCAGCTTCCCCGAATTAGCGAATCTTTTGAAGACACTGATACCGTCATTAGAGTTGCAGATAGTAAGGAAGGATGGGCAAAATCTTTCCGGGAGTTGGTCTCGCTTCTCATTGCAGGGCAAATACCACGGTATGATACTTCTGGAGTGCGGCCTGCCGGAGCAAGACTCAAAACATTTGGAGGCAGAGCTTCGGGACCCGCGCCTTTGGAAGACCTCTTCCAATTTGCTATCAACCTATTTCGGAGTGCCGCTGGTAGGCGTCTTACATCCCTGGAATGTCACGACCTCATGTGCAAAATCGCAGACATCGTCGTCGTCGGAGGCGTTCGACGTTCTGCAATGATCTCTCTCTTTGATTGTACCGACGACAGGATGGCGACATCCAAGTCCGGTGCATGGTGGGAAGCCAATGGTCAGCGTAGGCTGGCGAATAACAGTGCGGTATACGAGAACCGGCGGCCTGACATTGGCTTCTTCATGCGGAAGTGGAAAGAGTTGTATGACAGTAAATCGGGAGAACCCGGCTTCTTCAGCAGGTACGCTTGCCAAGGAATTGCTGCCAGAAATGGACGCCGTGATCCATCATATGATTTCGGTACAAACCCTTGTTCAGAAATCATCCTCCGACCATATCAGTTCTGCAACCTCACGGAGATCGTGGTCCGAGCTACAGACGACCTTGAGAGTCTTAAACGAAAAGCTAAGGTTGCTGCAATCCTCGGTACAATTCAGTCCACGTTTACCGACTTCAAATACCTAAGGAAGATATGGCGTGATACGTGCAATGAAGAACGTCTTCTCGGGGTTTCTCTCACAGGCGTTTGTGACAACCTCGCTCTCTTGGGACAGTCTGAAGTCCTCAATGTCCTACGTCAAGAGGTACTCCAAACAAACATCGAATGGGCGGCTCGTCTCGGGATTAATCCTAGTGCCGCTACTACTTGTGTTAAACCTAGTGGGACTGTCTCTCAGCTTGTTAATTCTGCTTCTGGATTGCATACTCGTCACTCTCGCTATTATCTTCGAACTGTCCGCGCGGATAACAAAGACCCTCTTACGGTCTTCCTTAAAGACGCTGGTGTATATTGGGAACCAGACGTCATGTCATCCGGAAACACAAGTGTTTTCTACTTCCCAATCAAAGCCCCCGATGGAGCAGTAACTAGAGATGACCAAGGCCCAATCGAAGCCCTCAATCTTTGGAAGCATCTCCAAGAGAATTGGTGTGAGCATAAGCCGAGTGCGACTATCAACGTCAGAGAAGAGGAATGGATGGACGTTGGTTCTTGGGTCTATCGTAATTTCGATCTTCTCTCAGGAGTTTCCTTCCTACCGCATGACGGAGGTAGTTATAAGCAGGCTCCGTACCAAGAGATAACAAAAGATGAATACGAGAAGTGGCTCAAAGACCACCCGACTCCGGATATTGATTGGTCGAGACTTACTGAGTACGAATCATCCGATGGTACAACAGGTTCTCAAGAACTTGCGTGTAGCGGCGGAGTCTGCGAAATCGTCGAAATAGGGAGACCAAGTTATGACGGATAATTATATGTATGGTGATATGTCAAAGGAAACGGAGACTGAGGTCACTATTTCAAAAGAACGTTATGACGAACTGCTAGAGATCGAGCGATGGCAAGAAGCCCTCGACGCGGCAGGCGTTGATTGTTGGACCGGCATCGAGTTCGCCCACGAAATCTTCGATACATTCAACAAGGCGTAGGTACTAAAAAAGCCCCCTAAGCGTTATGCCTAGGGGGCTTTCTTTTTATTTGGTGATTGTGTTATTCGAGACAGAGATCCCACCCGAGTATCGGATGAGTGGATAGCCTCCCGTCCCTTGCTTGATGACGTTATCCGTAATTGAGCCGGTGACGTTATTCAATCCTACGAAGTTCGGATAGTTCGCCTGGATGTGGGTGTTCCGCCTGACGACGATGTTCGTCTGCGGAGTTACCGCGAAGCCGAAGTTATCGATGCCTTGCGTCGCCCCCTCAATCAGGTTGTCTTGGATCGTGACGTCCGAATTACCAGACTGTAGCTGGACAAAGTCCGGATGGGCCTTGTACGCGTGCCTGGCGTCATGGACGTGGTTCTTCTCGATCAAGACATTCGAGCTGTTCCATACCTTCATCGAGTCGGCACCGAGACCGTGGAAGTCTGAGTTCCTCACGACGAGGTTCTTAAAACTCCCGAGAGTCAGGCCGTCGTAGAGGTTCGCCACCTCGACGCCGTCAAGGACCGTCCCGACATTCGTTCCCGTCTTCGGGTAGACGCCAGTCATTGTCTGATCGATGCCCATGAAGTGGACACCAATCAGTTTCAGATTGACCGTGTTCTCTGGCTTGAGGAGATAAGTTCCCTGAGCCTGGGCCGCCTTGCCTTTGAAGGTGACTCCCTTGATCGTCAGGTTGCTGACGTTAGAGACCGAAGCAAAGGCTGAGAAGACAGCCCCCGGCCCACCCTGGAGAGTCACCTCTGAGATGTAGGCTTTGTTAGCCAGCCCGAGACTATAGTTCCCGTCGGCTAGCTGGAAGACTTCTCCGCCTTTCGCGTTGTTAAGCGCGGCATCCATCTCTGCGTCATTCGCAATCGCGACGACAGACGGATTAGGCGTGGTCGGAATGTATGGAGTGCTGCCGTCTCGACAAACGAGTTGGGCAGACGCAGAGACTGACAGAAGACCGATTAATACTGTCAGAAATTTCCTCAATGAGTTACTCCCTTCATCCATTCAATAATCTGGACGATAGTTCCAATTATACCAGTCCCGAGGAGGGCCGAGGCTAGAAGAAAAGCCCCGGTCCCTTTATTTCTCAGTGCAATCAAGTCATCGAGCTTGTCCTCGATATCTTGGAGACGTTCGAGTTTTGTCTCTACGACAGCAAGACGCTCCTCTACAGTCACTTAAACTCCTCCCATGACGGTGTTTCTGCCTGAGTCGTGGCAGCTTCTGGTTGAGGCTCGGCAGCTTTCTTAGGAGTTCTCGGAGCGTTAGGATCATAGGTCTGCATCGGTATACCGAAGAAACCAGGGACTGACATTTCCGCAGCCTTCCCGAAGTCCTTCTTCTGGTCCTTCCAGACATCATAGAAGTCTTGGAGGAACATAGGAGCGAAGCTCCCGATTGCCGACGTGGCCGTCACTGGTTGACCGACGACGTTCTTACCAACCCGTAAATCGATAGCCGTTCCGGGAACCGGGGCAAGCTTCGTCCTTACGAATGTAGCTAGGGCGTCATAGGCAGTCTCGGCTTTGAAGCCTTTCCCGTACTCGACGACCTTCCCTTTCGAGTTGGTCTTTGCGTTGGCCACCAGACGAGCCGACAGCACAATCAAAGGATCGAAAGAACCAAGCGTTCCGTACCGGGTGTTACCTACCTTCACCTTCATGAAGAGACGACTTCGGGTCGGGGTGCTTACCTCCGCCCCCATCATCTTAGCGATGCCTGCGACAGTCAGAGCCATACCACCCATGGTGGCGAAGTTCTTCATGTACTCGGCACGAACGACAGGGTTGAGGGTCGTGTAGGTGCTAGGCCGCATCCACTGCGTCAAGAGATTGACACGAGAAGCCAGGAGACGAGGCGAGAAGAAGAGGCCACTAAGCCAAGGCCCAGACTGAGAGAACCGCCCGAGATCACCACGACCTGTCGCGTTGTTGACGTAGGTCGCGATGTCTTTGATGAACTTCTCGTTCTGGAGCTTTGTCTCGAGACTCATCTTGGGATCAGTCGAGACTACGCCTGCGTCCTGAGACTGCTTAAGCAGACGATCGAAGGTATCAGCCCGGAGCTTGTTGAGGAAGCCGTTAAAGCCTCGCTCAGACATGGCGACGCCCGGTATCTTCTTACCCCATTCTGACTGAAAAGCTTCTTCTCGGCTGGTCAATTCACTATCGATGTCAGTCAGACTAAGTCCAGACTTCTCCATCAACTCATATGTCGGGCGTTCTTTGATGCCTGCCATGATGTCTTGATAGACGTCCTCGCTCTTCAGTGATTTGAACATCGTACCGAAGCTCCTCCAGAAGCCTTTCGTCCCAATGAGGAACAAGCCCTGGTTGAACGGAGCCGATAGGTCGATAGACGACATCACCGTCCGAGGAAGATTGAGGAGGTTAGACAACATCCTCATATTCTTCTC